CTAATCTACATTACCGTCAGCATTCGCTAACGCTAACAAATCATTCATGTTCATCTGTGCTACATTGTTATTATTGTTAATTTCTATTACTTGGATTTGTTCTTTTCCAAACAAGCTAACGCCAGCATCAATAAATAATTTTGAAACCTTTTCAGCTGCGATAATAATATTTATGTTGTCTTTTACTTTATCATCGCCTGCTCTTTTGATCATCTTAATCAGCTCACCTCTTGCTACAATGGCGCAAAATAAGATCTGTTTTTTAATATAGGCCGTGTTCATCGCTTTCAAAATCAACTCGTCGCTACTGGTTTCAGCTATCGCTTCCACTACCACAGGATCAAGATCTAAGTTTTCTAAACTTTGCTTTAACACTTTTTTAACTTCTTCTTTTTTAGTGTCTAAAAATAATCCCACGATCCGCGCCTGTGCCTGTGATGCTAAAAAACGGACTCTTAATCCAGCTTGCATTTTGGATCTCTCTACCGACTTCTACGCCTAAATTAGGGTTATTGGAAATATTGGTGAAATTAATATTATTAAGCTTTTCTAACATTAACATTGACGCTCCTTAGTATCTTGTCATGATATTTTCATTATTGGCGTATCCTACACCACTCACACCATTACCTAACGCTTCTTTAGGTAATGGGTTTTCTTGTTCTTTGGCTTCTTTTTTAGGCTCTTCTTCTTTAGCGTTGATCGCATTGAAATAGTCTAAAACCGCTTCAAAAAAAGCCACTCCCTCTAACTTGTCAATCTGCGTTTTAATGCGTTTAGGTAATTCTTCCTCATAAAACTCTAAAAGCTAGTCAAAATCAACTTCAGGGTGCTTGTTTAAAAACGCTTGCTTGTCTCTTTCAATTTCTTCAGCGTCTTTATCGCTTTGGATTTCATCGCTTAAAGCCATAGCCTTACTAACTTTATCCGTAAGTTTTTCTCTTAAATAGTTGTTTTGCTCCGTGAAAACAAACCTATAAAACTCGGGCTTATCGCTAAAAAACAAATCTTCCACTTTTTCATTAGTCTTATCTACCATGTGCTTAATAAAATCTTGCTCCAAACTCGCTTCCGCTTGCGCGATCTCACGCTTTAGAGTTTCTAGCTCGATCTCTTTCTCTTTAATTCCCATGCTTATCCTTTCTTTTATTGTGGTGCTCAAACTTTAACTAAAATCAAAAATGTTTTTAAGGGTTATGTTTCAAAAATTTAATATAACCCTATTTTTTATTTTTTCTTTTAGCTAATATTCTTTCGCTATTAGATTTTTCTGTCGTTTCTAATAGCTGTTTCTTTTTTGGGTTGAAGTTGAAAATGTTGTTAGCATTTAAAAACACCTTTTGTGCCACTTGATGAATGGGATATAGCCATCAAGTGGTCTTCTCTCAAACTCGCACTACTTTGCTAAAATGAATATTTTTTGAATACATTAAACTTAAATAGTTCGTTAGGTTATCTTTAGCAAGCTTTAGTAATTGCTTGTAGTTCGCTAAAACGCTAAAATTGGTTTCATTGTTAGGTATTTCTAAAAGGTTGCATAAAACGCTATACACTAAAACATCAAGGCATATTTTAGGCAACTTGATAGTATCTAAAATACTGCTAATCTCTTCGTAAGTGTAATACACCACTTCAAGCTCTCCGCTTTTAAACGGCGTTACACTTATCTTATCGCTCAAAATCAATAATTCTAATTCTCCGGTATCTTTTTCTATCGTGTTGCGGTTTTCTATTTCTTTCTTATCTAATTTGACGCTTTCTATCCCTAAAAGGTTATTTAGCATTAAAAAGCGTTCTTCTTCAATGATTAAAGATCTTGTGATCGCTTTGTTAAGCTTGAACTCTAAGCAAATTTTTAAAAGCGCTTGATTGATATTTTCCACTAGCACGCTGTCTAATATTTCATAATTCCCTACTTCGTTATCGTTCAATCGTTCTCGCACTTTTGCTATAACTTCGCTAACTTCTATCATTTTAAAATCCTTTCTATCAATTCTTTTTCTCGCTCTAAAAAAAACCTAGGCTTAAGGTAATTAAAACCTTTTTCTATGTTCTTGTCATAAACTTCTAAAAAATCTGTTAATAAAGCCTTTTGTTGCTTGTTTTTTGGCTCTTTAGCGTTTAATAGGTAGTTTTCTATGCTCTCCACTAAAAGCGCGTTAAAATTGATATTTTTAGGATAATCTCTATAATCCAAATTGCCCACTCCATCACACACACCAAAACTAACGCCGTTAAACTTGAAAAAGTTCTTTTGCGTGAATGGTAGTTTAGCGTTTAGATTATCTTTGATTTCTTGCGTGTGGATTAAAACGCCTCTATAATCAAACGCTTCTAACACACCGCTAACATCAAAAACCACGACTCGCATCATTTCAAGCCTTTCACTTTAGCAAACAACCTCGCGGCGTAATAAATCAAAACCGCTTTAAACACTGAAAACGCTTTCACTTCAAGCATGCTCTCTAAAAACAGATCGTCGCATTCCTTGCGTGTGTTAATGAAAAAATCATGCGGTCTAGGGACTACACCATTCAAAACATCGCACATGTAGTCATGCAAGATTGCGCATTTCAAACCGCTTCCGTATCGTGGTATTACAAAACTAAAACCCATATTCGTAAAGCCATCGCTAGAAAAACCGCTCGGAATAATTAGCTTTTTAGAATGATCGTTTTTCAAATAGTATTCAAAACCTTCAACAAGCCTCAAACTTTTACCATCATTGCTAAACTCAGCCATGATCGGGTCGCTAAACTTCCTCATGTTAAGTATTCTTTGATTACAAATTTTTCTAACGCTTCTAAACTATCAATAGCGTTCAGGCGTTCTTTCTCTCTACCATAAAATATAATCAAATTTTGTTTAAACTTTAAAGCTTCTTGGGATAATTTTAAAATTTGCGCTTTAGTGTGTTTCTTGTAAGTTTTGTTAAGCGCAACGCCGTTACTAACTTCAGCGCACCTAAAAACCGAATCAATGCCAGCAATTACTAAAGCCTGCAAATTAGCTTGATCTTCTAAAGTAAGATCATAAACATGCAAATTCCCTAAAACACTGCTTCTAAAGTCTTTAATGATTTTTTCTTTACAAATAGCGTTAATTTGGCTTTCTAGTTCTTGCTTTTTCTTTTTTAGCATGATCTCTTTGAGTTTCTCTAAAACCTTTTCTTTAGTCGGTAGGTTGTTATTGTCTTTAGGAATAATGTTAAGGTCTATATTGTTACCCACCACTTCAGAGCTTCCATAAATTCCCATTTCATCAAACAGACTCCCTAAATAGTCTTTAAACTTGTATGCGTTTTCTAAAACCATCATTTTTATTCCTTATAATTAATTCTTTGTGGTACAATTAGAATTATCAAGGTTTAGGGGATTTAGTATCTTTCCCCTTGTAATTTGGTGTTAAAGGCGACTCAATTAGCCCATCCCTTGATGAATCTAATTCATAGCTTGTAATAACCCATCTATTATTTAAGGTTTCACCTTTCCAACTATCATTTAACCCCACTCTTTGATTTTTGAATTCAATTTTTAAACGCCCTAAACCATCTTTTGATAATTTCCCGTTGCTTATTATGTTAGGGATATTGTTAATTATTTCTAATGAGTATTTTTTAGCTTCTTCTTTACTCATGCCTTTGTCTATCGCATCGCTTTCCCTACGCTTTAAGATGTGTTCTAACCCGTAATCTTTATTCCCCCAAACTAGATCAATATCCCCTAAACCTTCCTTATGAAACGCTCCCGCTACAAAACCTTTTTTAGTTTCTAATAGCTTGTTAATCGCTCCTAAGCCATCATTTTTAAACTCGCTATAATTAGGTCCCCATTCGCTAGGCGTTTTTAGTTTTTGTTTTTTAATCCCTTTCTCGTTTTCTTTTTGCATGTCCTTAACGGCTTCTATCAGGCGCTTTAAAGTAGGGTTATTTTCGTTCGGCTCTCTATTAGCCATTAAAAGGTAATGCGTGAAATCGTAAATATCAATATCTTTAAATTCCTTACTATCAGGGTTAAACATGTCTTTTGTAACATCTGCGATCTTAAATTCTTTCAAACCTTTTTTAATGTTATCGCTCTTTAAATCTTCAAATAACGCTTTAGAAGGATCATCAAACCTCGCAAATCGCGCTACGCTTGCTCCTAAAATCTCGCTGATATCGCTTGCGCTTTGATCGCTCTTTTCAAACATTTCTAAAGAATTCGTTTTATAGAATTTTTCGCTCAAATCTTTCAGGCTCTCGCTTGTAGTTTGATAGTTCTTTAAATTCGCAAAACTGCGATCCATAATATTACTTAAATAATCGTTCAGGCTCACATTAGGAAAACTCATATCATGGATTAAATTATGAAAACTGCCCGCATTATCTACAAACATTTTTTTCACTTTTTCATAGCTTTTAATGTCGTTAGAAAATTCTTTCTGCCAGCGATTAAGTAACTCTATCCCTTGCGTTTTAGTCCTTGGCATGTTAAACATCAAAAGCGCTAAATTGCTATCGGTTACATTAGGATGAGTCGCCTTATCAAAATTAAGGTTTTTAGCAACAATGTTTTTTAAAGAATAAACGCTATCAGCGTTTAATTGTTTTTCTAATTCTTTTAATTTCGCTTCATAATGGCTTAAAACCGCTATCGCGTGATCGCTCTCGCTATTGAAGCGTCCTTGATTAGATGAAGCCGCTAAATTGTTAATCTCGGTGTTGTTTAAGCGTTTAGAGGGGACTCGCACTAATAGTTCATCTGGTTTTAAATCTATGTGATAGTATTCCTTGATCGCTTTCTCGTAAGTGTAACGGCTTTTAGGCGTGAAGTTTAGCATGCCTTGTATTCTGTGGTTTCCTACGATCACTTGCCCGTCGTGTAAAATGATGGGTAAATCTTCAAAACCTCCGCTGCCAAATATCTTTTTAGGATCAAAATTCTCAGCAACGCTTTTAATCTGTTCTTCGTTCATGTCGGTGCGTTTTTGCGTCCCGCCGGTGGTAAAGCTCGGTTTTAAGTCTTTAGCTTTCACGATCGCATAATTGAGATCGTAAATCTCTCTTTCGTTCAATCTCACTCGGCTTTTAGGGATTTGTGTTAGTGCATTCACGGGTATATCCTCTCCTACTTCTATTTTAGTGGCGCTTTCAATGTTGCCTGCATTGCCTCGCTCGTGTTCTAACTTCTTTTTTAAAGCGGCTTTGCGCGCGATCTCTTGCTCTTTTAAGCGTGTGAATTCTTTTTCGCTTTCTAACCGCTCGCTTTCTAATTTCGCAAGCTTTTCGGCGTTGGCTTGTTCAAGTGGGCTTAAAGGCGCTTGCTTTTTTAATGCGTTTTCTTGTGTTTTGAGTAAATCCGCTTGACTTGTTAGGTTTTCTTTAGTAGTATTCTTTGTAGCACCACTATAGGAATTCAACCTATGGTGCACCTTTGCGTTAGCATTGAGTGAGGTGCTTGAAAATTCTTTATAAACTTCATTATCCTTATAACTCCCATTGCTCTTAAACATCGTTTTCAAAACTAATTCATTTTTCTTATTGATCGCTTGCTCTACCACTACCGCATAGCCATTGATTTGTTTAAACGCCGTTATAGCTTCTTTATTGTATTTGTCTAAAGTCCTAAGAATTGCATCAGCGTTATTAACGATATTTCTATAATTAGCTATATCTTCGTTCGTAATAGGTATCTCTCCATTTTTAACATTAACAGAATTAACGCCATGCCTTTTGAGTATGTGAGTAATAGCATCATGATCTAAACTCGCTCTTATGTTTTCATGGTGTCTAAAGTTAGCGTCTTGTAGAAGTTCCACTTCTTTATTAGAGGCTTTTTCTATAATCATTTTCTTGTTGTTTTTGTGTAGAAATCCAACAATTTCAAGGTTTAGGTTATTAACTCCAAAAGTGATCGCATCTCTCCCGCTTGTAGGGATTTTTGCGTTATTCAATAGCTCTTTGATTTGCTCGTTAGTGAGTTTTTCATTAGAAAAATCGCGCGCTTTCTCTTTGAGTTCTTCACTGGCTTGTTTAACGCTGTTATTAAGCTCTTCAATGATTTTAAGCGTGTTGTTAGTGAATTGAGAATTTTTAGCGCTTAATTTTAACTGCTTAGTGAAATCGCTTATACTGTGGCTTCTCTCTAACGCTCTTTTAATGTGATACTTTAAGGCTGCACCGGCGGTGGCTTCGTTCAAGGCTTTCGGTAATTTCACTCCTAAAATGCGATCGGGCGTGTTTCTGTATAGTGTTCCTAATGTAAATTTAGTCCATTGGTATTTTAACGCTCCGCTTAAAGTGGTTGCTAAATCTTGGCTTAAGTTTTTGGTAGTGGCTGGCTTTAGGCTTTCTGCGATCTTAGCATCATTTTTAAAAAGTCTATGAAAACCGCTCGCTATGTCAATGTATTCTTTAGCCTTGGGCGTGGTAAAAACTTCATCTTTAAACTCGTTTAACTTATTAAAAAAATGCGTGCTGTCAAACACTTTTAAGCTTTCATCTTGTTTTAGGCTTTCTTCCATTAGTTTATTAAGCATGCTTAATTCTAGGCGTTGTTTATCGCTTTCTTGTAAGCCTTTAGTTAGCGCCTGGTAGTTACTTAAATCCTTTTGACCTTGTCCTTTGATAATTTTCATTAAGCTATTGATAGCGTCGCTTTCGCGCGTGTTCTTATCGCGTATTTTAGCCTTATCCACTAATTCTAAAGCCTGTTTCATCTCTTTATAATCGCTAATAGCGCTTTTTTGGAGTTCGCTAATCTTTTCATAAGCGCTTTTGTTTTGCTTCAATAGGTTGTCTATGGCGTTGTCTATATCGTTTTTTAGAAAATTAGCGCTCGCTTTTTGGATATAGCCTAAAGTAGAAGGATCTTTAACATTCCTTAAATAAGCGTTGATTAGCTGGCGTGAGTTCTTTAACTGCTCGTAAGTAACGCCGTTAGGGTTATATACATTTTGCTCAATCTGTCGTAAAAAGCTTTTAGCTTGCGGATCAATTTCTCCTTGCGCTTTCAAGTCGTTTAAAAACTTTTCAAAATTAGTCGCATCTTGGATACTTTCTCGTAAATTCACCTTGTAGCTATCATCATATAACTTTCCTATGATTTCGTTTAAGGCTTTATCATAGCTTTCCTTAGTTCCTTGTTCTAAATTGTCAAAAACGCTTTTTATTTCATAATCTTTTAAGTCAAACTGCTTTAAGGATTTAGTTAAATTCTCGGTCGTTTGGTTAAGAATGGATTTTAAATTAGCGTTCGCTTTAGGGCTTAGGTTAGCCGCTTCAACCAAAAACGCTAAAGTGTTACCGGTTTCATCGCTTCTAATCGCTCTTATAAAGGCTTGTTGCTGTTCTTTGTGGTTGTCTAGCGTTAGGATTTCTTTCACCTTGTCATAAGCTTTAAGTTTATTCTCATCGCCTTTAAAAACGCTTTTAATCTTATCTCTTAAAAAGTCGTTAGCGTTGTTGGCGTTAATCTTGGTTTCACCACCAAACTGCACGCTAAATTCTTTTAAGGCTTGTTGCTGTTCTTTAGATAGCGTGGTTTCTATGATCTCGCTAGCGCGCTTGGTGTTTCCAGTGAAAAAGTTTTTAGTGAATTGAAAAGGAATGCTCATTTCGGCTAATTTTAAGGGCGCTTTAGCAAGCGGTTTTAACACTTTACCAGCTCCTAGCATGATCGTATCGGTCGCTAAAGATAAAGCGCCTTCACTTAACGCATGCCTTATGATTTCATCGGCTTTATTCTCTCTATCTAGCGTTAAATTAGTAATAATCGCATCGCTAGCGGCTCCTGCGGTTGCTCCTAAGGCTGCTCCTGCGATCGCTCCTCCCACTAATCCTAAAGCTCCGGCGTTCTTTGCGTATTTAGCTCCCGTTAAGCCACCGGCAACACTTCCAGCTATAGAAAACTTATTATTTAAAAGGCTTTGCGTGAAATTGTCTATAAAGCCGTCGTTAATCTTATAAACCTTATCGCCTTTGATTGCAAAAGGTTCATTTTTTTCATTATAGATCACGCTGTCAAAATGATAGAGGTTTTTAGCGATCGTTTCAAAATCTTGTTTTGCTTTTTCTTGCGATTCTTTGTCTTCACTTGCAAATAAACTAAAAAAGTCCTTGTTTTTGTCAATGTTACTAAAGGCTAAATAGGCTTTCTGTATTTCTTTAGTTATATCCTTAGCTTTTTCTTTTTCCTTGTATTCTTTAAGCCTTTCAACTTCGCTTTTACCTATGATAATATCAAGCGCATTATTAAAAAAACCGCTATCATCGTTTATTAGTTCCTTATCGCTTTGCGTGAGTTCTTGGCTCATTTTGTTTAAAATCGCTTTTCTCTGTAAGTCTTTTTGATAGTCTTCTTTAGCGATCTCGTTCTTGGTTTTAAGCGGGTTAAAAAGGCTCGTTTGGGCTTTATTGTAATAATCATCTTTAATTGCATTGGGTAAATCTTTAAACTCTAGCTTATTGTCTAAAGCTTGCGTTTTAATGTCGGTTAGCTGGCTTTCTCGCTCTTTGGTGTTTGCTGTTTGATAACCTATAAAACTCCCTAACTTGTCTAATAAACCTAACTCCGTGAGTTCTTTTGATTTTTGGTTGAGAAGCGCGGTGAGATCTTTTCTTTTCTGTTCTAATTGCTCATGCGTAAGAATGGGATTTTTAAGGGGGTATAACGGCGTGCTAGGCAAATTTTTCAAATCAATGTTATTATTTTCTAATCCTTGCATGCATCATTCCTAAATCATTTTACTTATTCTAATTCTAAGAAAAAAAACGCTTGATTTTAAGGGTTATTTTAATAAAAGTGAGGCGAGTTCGTTCTGCTGATGTGAATTCAATTCTAAAAAACGATACAATATTCGTTCGTCGCTTTGTCCAATCCGGTAAAAACCTAAAATGTTTTTAATCTTGGTTTCAATTTCATAGTATTCTCTTATGCTTTTGTTCTTATCGCTAAAAACCGCTCTTGCGTAGGTTCTCCCGTTCCCATTCCAATTGAGATAAGGCATTATACCTAAAAAATTGTCTTGGACTCCTAATTGCTTAAATGTTAAGCGTTCGTTACCTATGGCGTTAATTTCATTATTCAGGTTGTTTCTTTCTAGTTCAATGTTCCATTTAGCGTTTTGTTGGTTTTGTTTTTCTTGTTCTTTTTCGTTTCGTTGGTTTTCTAGGGTTTGCTTTTGTTGTTGTATAGGGTTTTTTGCGTGTTCTTTTTGATTTATAGCATTCTTTAGCGTTTCGGTATAGTTTTGCTTGGATTTAATGCTTTCTTTAAGTTTTATAGCGTTTTCTTGCTCTTTTAGGATTTCTTGCGCTAAAGCGTTTAAATCTTTGTCTTTCAAGCGTTCTTCTTCTTGGTTTATCGTGTTTTCTAACTTTTCAAGCCTTGCTAAATCTTTCTTACTGCTTGGCGCGCTTAAGATCTTAAGCCTTAAGCCTTTGGCGTATTGGGCGATCTGTTTGAAAAATAAAGCGCTTTCTAGCTTCTCGCTTTGCAGGTCGTAATTCAACACTAAATCGTAAAACTTCAAGGCTTTCACTTGTTCAATGTTCCCTAAAGAATTGTAACTATCGTTACCGGGTAAAAATTTTTGATAGCTGTTATCTAATACCTGGTTTAACGCGTTTATTCTAAACTGGTTATTGATGCCGTCCATGTTATTGGGTGCGTTTAAGGCGTTGTAGGTTTCTTTGCCTGGGTTGTGGTATTCATAAATGAAACCTTTAGGAAATATTGCGTAAGGATTGGTTAAAAAGAAGTTCATGCGGGGGGTTTGTTGGCTTGTTTGGTTTAGCGCATGTTGCTGTTTAGCTTCTATATTAGGAGGGTTATCGGTCAAAAAATTAAATTGTTTCTTCCATTTGGATTGCTTTTTAAGCCTTTTTAGTTCTTGTTTGAGTTTTTCTAATTCTTTCAAGCTTTCTTTTATTTCTTTTTCAATTTGCTTTTTAGCTTGCTTTTTAGCGTTCGTTTCTAATTCTAAAGCGTTTAATCTTTCTTCATCTTGTTTTATCGCTTGGTTTTGCGCACTAATTTCATTATTTAAGCCTGCTATTTCTTGGTTTAGGTTATCTATCGCTTGGTTTTGCTTGTCTATTTCTTGGTTTAGTTGGTGTGTTTGGTTATTCAGGCTGTTAATAGCGTTTTCTTTAGCGCTCATCTCATGGTTTAGGTGTTTAAGGCGGTTTGAAATGTTTATGATGCGTTCAAATGCGTTTCTTAGCCTTTCATTAGAATAGTAGTTTTTTTGTGCTAAGAATTTTTTAATCACGGCGTAATAGCCTTGCGGATCATCATAATATCCTACGATTTGATTATTTTGATCCCATATTTGCCATGGGAAGCCTCTCACTCCGCCAGAGCTAGCATTACTTAAGGCATTGCCTAAAGAATTGATAAAACCGCCTAAAAGATTATTACTAAAGCCTGATCCACTAGATCCTGATCCTACGCTTATGTCAATCCAACTCATGCTAAAAACCTACTTGAATTTCTTTAATTTTAGCGTTTATCGCTTCCGCTAAAGCGTAATCCTTGCGTTCTAAAGCGTTCGCTAAAGAATGTTTCAAGCCTTTAGTTTTTAATTCCACTAAAAAAATTTTTTGGTAGCTTTCAGCGATAGGTTTAAACTTCTTCAAAAAGTCTAAACCTCTAAAATCACCGCTAACAAGGCGTCTTAAAAAGCACGGGTATTTAACATCGCTTGGCGTTAAATAACGCCTTGCAATGTATCTAAACTCTTCATTTTCAAGCATCGTCGCATAAACCCTCGCTTCTAGTAGATCTAATTTATCCGTAGTCTTTTTTTCTTTGATAGGTTTAACGCTTTTTTGCACTAAAAACGAATTTAAGATTTTGATTAAATCCGCTTGCATAAAAGGTTCAAAAACTTCAATGATTTTTAAAATGTGTTTATAATTTAAATCCTTTTGTGGCGTTGGTAGTTCCGCTCGCAACAAATAAGCGCAATAAAACTTAAAGCCGTTAATCTTGCTTAGATTAGGGCGCTTGTTTAGCTTTTGGTAATCTCCTAAATCCTTAACGCTAGGATCTTTTATTTTTACAACGCTCATATTAGTTACATGGTTTTTCAAGCACAATTCAAGCGCTCTAATGGTGGCTTCTGTTCCTGCCGTGTCGTTATCAAAACTAAAACACAATTCCACGCTAAGCTTATTTAAAAACGCTAAATGTTCTTTAGTAAATGCGGTTCCGCTTGTGCAAATAGCGTTTTTATAGTCAAAATGCTCGTAAGCTAACACATCAAAAAAGCCCTCGCATATAATAACATGCTTCTTTTGTTTAATGCTTTCTAGCGCTCGGTAATAGTTGTATAAGAAAAACGATTTATTAAAAAGCCTTGTTTCTCTGCCGTTAATGTATTTAGGAGCGTTGTTAGATATTAGTAATCTTGGGATACACAAACGCACGCTAAAGCTTCTAATGTATCCTTTGCTATCTTTTAAAGGTATTGTTATGCGGTAGTTGCAAAAGCTTCTTAATTCTTTTTTTTCGTTCCTGTTAGAAAAAAGCCCGCATGCGATCAAATCATTTTCACTAAAGCGCTCTTTCAACACTTCTAAATCCCCATGCAAACAATAACCCAAATCATAAGCCTCTATCATTTCTAAACTGATCGTGCGCGTTTGTGTGAGGTAGTTCAACACTTTCGGCTCGTTTTTCAACCTTTCTTTAAAAAGTCTATTAGCATAGTTTAAAACTTCTTTTAACCTTTCTTCTTCTTGTTGCTGTTCTTTGTTTTCATATTCTAGCGGGTAGTTATACATGGAGGCGATTTCTTCTATCGCTTCTATGAAGCTGATTTTTTTAAATTCTTGCAAGAACTTGAACGCGTCACCGCTAACACCACACCCAAAACATTTAAAAAGATTCTTTTCTTGACTGACAAAAAAAGACGCGCTCCTTTCATCATGAAACGGGCAACACGCTTTCAAATTCGCTCCGCATTTGTATAAATCTAGATATTTTTCTATAACGCCAACAACGCTTACAATATTTTTTAAACCTCCAAAATTAACAATCATACAAATCCTTTAATCGCAAAGATCGTTTTCGTCATAGCTGCTAAAATCATTTTCACTAAGACCAGCAATATAATTCATTCCAACCTCAAACAACCTATAACCATCAATTCTAAAAAATTGAATACCTTGTAGTCCTGTTTGCTTGTTTTTCAAAATCAAAACCTTTCGGTGCTTGCCTCTCTCGTTGTATCCCTTAATGTGTTTTAGTTCGCCACTCTTAATTCTTTCAATCCTAATCATTACATGCGCTTCATGCACGCCTTTGCGTGATCCTATTGGTGCATAGCTGTCGTTTTTGCTGTTTTGAATGATTAAAATAATAATAACTTGCAAACGCTTAGCTAAGTCAGATAAGGTGGTAAATTTGGCTGTCTCTGCTTCTTCAATCGTCCTTCCTATAATAGGCGCTTGTATTTTCATCTGACTATCAATAATAAAAAGCTTATGGCCTTCTTTGGCTAATATTCTAATCTGTGAAACTAGTTCATTAATTTCACAACTTAGATCATCAATGAAATAATTTTCTTTGTTTATTTTGAAATCTTTAGAGTTTAAGGTTTCAATATGCTTTCTAACGCTAAACTCAAAACCGAAGTAAGTTACTTTATGTTTTTGTTGCGCGTTGGTAATGTATTGGATACCTAAAAGCGTTTTACCGGCTTCTGGATCGCCACTGAGTAAAATTAACTGACCAACTTCAAAACCGCCCTCGCTGATATTGTCTAAAAAGTTAATTCCTGTGCGTATTTTTTCTATTTTAGGTTTTGATTTAAAAAACTCTTCCCACTCAAAGTAATACTTTCCATTTCGGTTTACTCCTAATTTAATGTATTTACCTAAAAAATCAAAATCAAAAATTTCGCTCTTTCGTGTGGATTTTATTAACTCGTTCGCTAAATACTCCTGCATCTTCAAACTTAAATAAGTTCTAAAATCGCTTTTTAGGTTCAAATAATCCGGATAGCTATCCGATTGCAAAATGGCGCTAAATTCTTTACTTTCAAACGCTTCATCGCCTATTTTTAGCCTTATGGTTTCAAGCTGCACTACTTGGCTTTTATTTTTCATCTCCAATAAAACCATTATGATTTTTTGATTGAAAGGTGTAAAACTTGAAATATGTATATCTTCTAAAAAAATCTCTAGATCGTTCGGATAGTTTATAAAACTATTCATTATTAAATTTTCCATGTCGTTTCCTTTATCGTTTCTTTTGGTTCTTTTCTCCTAAAACTTCTAAAAAGCTGTCAAATTCCTTTAAGGTCAAATGCACTAATAGATTTTCTTTTTTGAATTGATTAAGACCTTTTAAAAAAGCTAAACGAATTATTTGTGTTAGCTTGTAATTGTTTTTTCTTTTGAGCCTTTGTAACTCTTTCAAGTTGCTTTCTCTTAAACTGATTTTTTTTGTTTGGTTAATAAGAGTCCTTTTATAGGCTCGTTGTGATCGTTTCCATGCCTTTTCATTGCTTTGTCCTTTCTGTGTTTCTATAAAAAAAATAATCAAGCGTTCTAAAACCTGGCTTCGGGATCGATTCTCTATGATTTTAAGCGCTTCTAAAATCTCTAAAATACCTCTTTCAAGTAAAACGCTATTAGTCCATACCTTCGGCTTAAAATTCCTATTAGCGTGCTTGTAATTCCATGATTGCATGCTCTCTCCTACCAAATATAAAGCCCGTTATATTTGGGATTTGGCTTAAAATTAGAAGAATCAAACTGACTCATGACTTCTTCGTTTCGTTGCTCTGCTTCGCTTTTGTAGCTGTAGCTTGGCTTTTCAAAATGCATGACCTCATAGATTTCGTTATAGTTGCGGCGTATAGATTGGTAGATACAAGCCACTAAATCGCATCCTTGCGCTTTCAAAGCTTCGCATTGGTGTAAAAGAGCTTTTTTAGTGCTATAACTTAATTTGTGCTTCTCGCTGCGATAATTCAAAAATTCCTCAAAAGCTGACTCTCTATTGGTTTAGGTGTTTCGTGTCTAAATTCCCTAAAATAGAGCTAAAAAAAGCACTAAAACGATTAAATAAGCTAGGATTAGAAATTTTTGAACGCTTAAAAGCAGAATCACTATCAAGATTTTTAAGATCTTTTTTGTTAGTGCAATCTTGATTTTTTTCTGCAAATTCTTGAGTTGAAAAATTTTCACTCACGCGTATATTTTCATGTTTATTTTGATCTTTTATTAAAGTAAACACTGGAAAATAAGTGCTTGTGGATTGAGCTTCGCTATCATGGGCGTTAGAGCCTTGTTTTTGTGGTTTTATCCACATGGAACTATTTTCCATGTGGTTAGCGTCTTTTTTGGCTTCTTTTTGAGCTGTTTTTTTGCCTTGTTCTTCGCTTGGGTTTTTAGAATAATTACCCATGATGAATTGAAAAAATTTACCAAATGTCCCATCGTTTTTTCGTTCTCTTTCAAATTCAATATATCCTAACTCTTTAAGTTCGTTTAAGTATTTATAAATCGTTTTAGTGCTTCGGTTAAATCGTTTTGCTATGTCTTCAATAGTGAGCTTAAACGAGGTTGCGTGCTTTTTCACATAAGCATAAACCGCTATCGCTATGTCAGATACTCGTTCATCATCGCAGATTTCATTTGAGATTTGCGTATAACCGAATTTCATGGGTTGTTTTAAGATGTAGTTCATTTCTGATCCTTTTCTTTGGTTTTAGAGCCTTTTAAGGCTTTTAAATACGCGCATAAATCTTTACCGAGATCGTTAAGATAGCAAACCTTATAAAAGTTGTTTTTAATTTCTTTTTCTTTCTTTTTATTCACTACCCACTGATTGCATAAGCCTTTTTTTTCAAGCTTGTTAAAAATCTTAAGCGTGTAGTAGTAATCAATGTTGAGATCTTTTGAAATCTTGTCGGCTGTTTTTGGTAAATACGCTTGTTTAAAGAGCGCTTCCAAAACTTTTAAATCGATCCATGTTAAACCGCCTTTTTTTGGAGTAGGATAGAATAGCTTTTAACGCGCTTATTCCTCACATTGCAAACGCTGGATTTGATTGTGTGCGTTTGTTGGAGTTTTTCTAATTTTTGAATGAAATCAAAAAAACTTAAATCCGTATCGCTTTTCTCAATCGTTTGATACGATAGGTATTGAAAAATTCCCATGGTTTTCTCCTTGTGTTTTTGGTTCTTGTCTTGGGTTTTGTTTTTTTTCATAATAATTCCTTTAAAAACGCCGCTCGTTCTTTCTGTGGCTGTGGTATGTATCGTGCATAATTAGAATATGTGGTATTTAAATCATTATGACCCATGTTTTTAGAGATCCATAACGGCTCTTCGCCCATGCTTATCATCAAGCTTGCAAATGTGTGTCGTGTGGTATAAAGCTTTCTTTCTTTTAGGTTCAAGGCTTTCAGTAGTGCCTTAAACGCTTTTTGAAACTCTTGAGTCCTTTTAGGAATGCTAAGAAAGATCATTTTTTTCCCTTTAGGTTCGCTTTCTTTAAGCTCTTTTAGGATTTTCTCCACTGGCTCTAATAGATCAACTTGCCTTATGCTAGTTTTATTTTTAGGACTTGCTAAAGCGCCTAAAAGGTTTAAGGATTTGTCAATGTTAATTTTTTTGTTTTCAAAATCAATATCGCTCCATAAAAGCGCTAATTGTTCGCCTGTCCTTAAACCGGTAAAAAATGCTGTCGTTAAAAAGGCTTTCAGTTTTAAAGTTGGCGCGCTTTTTAAAATCGCTTGTATTTCATCCAAACTAAACGGATCGTCTTTTGATCCATGTTTAGCGTTTTTAAGCGTGATTTTAAAATACGGATTTTTTTCTATATAACCTTCTTGCTCGCAAAACTCTAAAAAGCTTCTTAATAGCGAGTTAAAGTTTATTAAAGTATTCTTTTGATACTTTTTAAAAGCGTTGTTGTGGTAATTTGTAACGCTTTCTTTGGTGATTTCTGACACTTTATAACTTTCTTTGACATTTAGTAGTTTTGAAATCGTGCTAAATCTTGATCGCATAAAAGTTAAGCTTGTTTCCTTAAGTCCTATTTTTTTCCTTAAAAAGCTTTCTCTAGCTTGTTCTATGGTTATGCATTTGGTTTTTTTAGGCGATCTTTGGCTTCCTTGCTTTGGCTCTTCATTAGGTTTTAACGCTCCTTTTAGCATTTTTAAAATTTTTCCCAAACTCAAGCCCTCTAAATACTCTAACGCTTTGTCGTTTTCCAAATTCAGGCTTTTAATAAGCTTGTTTAAGCTCACTCGTTGGCGTTTGTTGTTTTTAGTGTAGTTTAGATAGAGAGAGTTTGCTCTTAAGTAGATGGTGTGCTTATGCATTAATTACCCCCTTTGATTTCTTTAGCGCTTGCTTGTGAGTTGTCTCTAATCGTGGTTCTTTGACGCTCGCTAAAGGCTCTTTTTGTGGGTTTTAAAGCGCTGTTTTTAGCGTGCGCTGTCCCCTTATGCTTTGGCGCGCTTTGGCTTTTAATCTCGCTTATGTTGGCGTTATCGCTAGTTTTTGAGCTGTTTTTTTGCGCCCGTATCGCTTGCGTGATTTCCCTAAGCTGGTTAAAGCATGTAGCTGTCTCATTTTTTCGTCTCAT